TTCGGAGCGGAGGAGACCACGTATGAGGAGGTGAAGACAGTCTGGGCTGAAATTCAGCACAAGGACGCAACCACGACCGAACAAGTCGGTGAATTCTTCATGGGTGAGCGTATTGACATTCTTATCAGGATACAGCATGAGGTTAGGGAGAACTGGCGAGTGCGTCAGTTGACTGGACTTGGACATCTCTTCCACATCCGCAACATTGACCCACGGCCACTCAAGGGTTTGAACAGATTAATTTGCGAAAGAGTCAATGAGTAACTATTTGTCAGTCCTGAGTGCAGGGGCTATGGTCTACGATGTCCTGAGCGGTGACGAGCTTCTCAGCGAGATGTGCAACAAGGTCTATCCTATCGTCAGCGAGGTAGGAGCCACACTCCCTTATATTGTCTACAGAAGGTCTAACATCCAGTCACGGGCAGTTAAGTCCGAGGACAGACCTCTGTCATCAGCCAACACCGCCTACTTCGAGGTGGCTTGCTATGCGGACTCCTACCGGGAGTCAATGGCTATGGCAGAGAGGGTTGCAAACCTTCTGGACAACCATTCATACACCTATACCGATGATGAGAGTGGAGCCACATTGGTGGCACGTAACATAAGATTGATAGATGCAGAGGAACTGTGGCAATATGATGCATATTCGCAGATTCTCACATTCGAATTTAAAGTATAGATTTAGAATATGGCAACAAAAACTGGATATGTAAACGGCTCAGACCTTCTCATCAAGATTGGAGGCAAGGCTGTAGGTCACTGCACCAGCCACACCCTCACCTTCTCAAGTGAGACCAAGGACAGAGCAGTGAAACCTCTTGCGAGTGCTACCATTTCCTCTTCATTGTGGAAGGGTACTGGTGTAACTGGATTGACTGTATCAATCTCAGCAGACGGTCTTCGTAACTACGACGAGACAGAAGGAGGATTCAAGAGTCTTCTGGCTGCTTGGGCAACAGGTCAGCCTGTTCAGGTAGTGGCATTTGAACGTGAGTCAGACGCTACTCCTTACCTGAGTGGAAACTTCACCATCACATCTTTGGATGAGACATCTCCTGCACAGGACGATGCTACCTATTCAATCAGTCTGGACAATGATGGAGAGGTTACTATTACCACAACAGCATTAACTGGTGAGTCATAATCATGAGCAATACATTGAATTTCTGCGGAACTGAATACCCATTCCGTTTGACGATGGGTGCGATGCTGCGTTTCAAGCGTCAGACTGGCAAGGAGGTGGGAGAGATCGCCAATGGGGATCTTGAATCCATCATAGCCTTGGTATGGTGCTGCGTAGTCGCTGCCTGTCATGCTGATGGGGTGGAGTTTGCCGTAGACTTCGAGACATTTGCAGACAAACTGACTCCGGATGAGTTCGCCAACGCAACCTCAATGTTGTTTGAACCGCAAAAAAAAAGCGAGTAGGTAAGGCTGGTAAGCCAGTGGGAATAGAGAATCTGCTGGGGATAGCACTTGGTTGTATCGGGCTATCCTTGGCAGATTTTTGCGTTCTTACCCCTGACGAGTGGGCCGAGGTCTACAGGAACTACAGGGAGATGTTGGACGAGAGAGAAAAGCTGGAATGGGAGAGGCTGAGACTGCTCTGCGCATACACAATACAGCCTCATTCCAGGAAGAAGATAAATCCGAAGAAGATGATGAGCTTCCCGTGGGACAACGAGAAAATGGAATCTCAAAACATTGTTTCGCCCGAAGAAGGAAGGGCAAGATATGAGAAGCTGATGAAGAAACTGGAGGTCACCGATGAACAAGATATTGATAGATGCACAGGAGGCTCTTGATGCGCTTACGTACATAGACACAAAGGCTCTTCTGGACAACAAGGAGATACGGAAGATAGTGATAGGCAAGATACAGCCTATCCGCAGGGCTATGAGGCAAGACTTCCGTTCCAAGCTGAAGGGCACTCCCAAGGATCCAAGAAACATGGCAAGGGCAATCGGTGGTGTCATCTACCGGAGAACCATCGGTGGTACTGTGTCCATCCTCAATTCCAGGAAAAAGGAGAGCAAGTACTATGTCATGGAGAGGGGTGGCAAGTCTGGAAAGCCTAGAAACAGGACTGCATCCCCGAACACAATCCGGCAGCAGGAAGCGTGGGGCCGTGACCGAGCCTTCATCCTCAGATGGATTAACGAGGGCACGACTGGTCAACCTCATCCTGCGAGGGGATTCTTCGACCGTGCTGAGCCTCTAGCACGGAGGGCATCATTCGAACTTGCTGAAGAGATAGTTGCAATGATTGAAGAAATTCACAAGAAACATACGACATAAGCTATGGCTGTTAAGGAACGAATAACCACCGATATTTCGGATCACGAATCAAAAATCAAACAGGCGAAGAAGAGCCTAAGAGAATATGCTAACCAGCAGAAGTCAGTCAACAGCGTGCTTGGCACCGTTACTTCCTCCATAGGTAAGTTCGCAGCCGGGCTGGGTGTCGGCATGACTGCCGTAGAGGGACTGAAGAAGCTCCTCAATTCCAGCGAGACATCAGCAGATGACTATGGTCGTGCCATGCAGATGGTTACTACCGTATCCAACAATTTCTTCTATGCGCTGAACACCGGGAACCTCGACAACTGGTTCTCTAACCTGAACCAGTCCATTCAGGCAGCAAAGGAACTGTACGATGCCCTCGACAACGTAGGCAGCATCCGGATGAACAACCGTGCAGCCATCGCCATCCAGGAGAGGCTCCTACGGGAACTGCGTGTGCGCAAGCAGCGAGGCGAAAACGTGGATGACCAGATACTGGCAACTCAGGGGCGGATATCATCCCTCAAGGGACAGGAGGTTACAGCAACACGTGATGCAGCCATCAAGAGGGTTGTTGCCGAACTGTCCGACACCGTAGATGAGGCATTCGCACAGAAGATTGCAGCACAGCTATTCGGCAAAGGTCAGGACTACTACAGGTACGTGAACGAGCAACTGGATAAGATTTCCAAACCGTACACGAAGATGACACCGACTACCACAGTAAACTCCATGACAGGAGCATCCACCACCACATGGGCGGAGGTAGTCGATACACGGGCCATGAGCGAGAAGGACAGAAGGCTCTATGAGGTGTTCACTGCCATCAAGGAGAAAGAGGCAGGTCTTGCCGAAGCCATCGGTATGTGGGCAGATGCCGAGAATATGGCAGCAGGAATCTCCCAGCAGGAGTTCATGTCCGGGCGATGGGCCGGGGCTGGCAGCAGTGGCAAAGGTGGAGGTAAGGTCAATATCGTAAACGATAAGGGCCACAAGGAGAAAAACCGCACCTTCACCAACAGCGAGCTGTGGGATATGGGTAAGGAGCAGTATGAGTCCAACCTTGACGAGCTTACCGACTCATCCCTCGTTGACGAGTTTATAGCCACCCAGAAGAAGCTAGCCGATTCGAACTTCATGAATGATCTAACCGGAGACAACATGGAGTTCAACCAGTACATCTCCAACCTGAAGGATATACAAAAGGCTGCTGACGAGACGAAATCAAAATACGAGAACACAGCCGATGCCATCGGTATGTTCGGTTCATCTCTCTCCCAGATAGGCTCCAACCTCGGTGTTCCGGCCCTGAACATCATGGGTACGATTGCACAGGCGATTGCCAATGTGATGCTTGGATACGCACAGGCGACTGCTAAAGGAGCTATGCTGGGCCCAATAGGTTGGGCAGCATTTGCACTCTCCGGACTGGCAGAGGTGACATCCATCATCGCACAGATGAAGTCTATCAGCAAGTTTGCGGAAGGTGGTATCGCCTATGGGCCCACCCTCGGTATCTTCGGTGAGTATTCAGGTGCAGCACACAATCCTGAGGTAGTTGCACCTTTGGATAAGCTTCAGTCAATGATAGGAGGTTCCGGTGGTGGAACGGTGGAATTCCACATCCAAGGCAAGGAACTGGTAGGAATACTGAATAAACAGTCAAGAATAAACTCTAGGAACGCATGAAGACGATAAGATTTCAAGGATCATTCCGTGCATTGGGTGGTCACATCATCAAGGTGGAGATCCTGAAGGAAGGTGATGCACCGTTCCTCGACACCCTTACCTTTCCGGGTGAGTCTCCGGTTACCATCTCATGGGCAGATGCAGACAAGCTGGAACCAGTCTTGTCTTCTTCATGCACCTTGAGACTTGAGTCCATGACCGACAGGCAGTTTATTGATGAGCTATATACCGAGGATTCAGGATCAGTACAGCTTAAAGTCTTTCGTGATGGCACATTGTACTGGAGCGGTTCACTCGACTCCGAACAATACGAGGAGCCGTATTCCTTTGCAAAGAACTACGATGTTGACATCACCTTCAATGACTTTGCAAGGCTGGAACGTATCAAGTACGACAGGACTGACGATGTATCAGTGAAGGACTTGGTTGAATGGATTATCTCCAAGTCCGGGGTTGACTACGGCTCCATCATCTGGAAGACATCCACCCAGACATCAGCCGGAGCCAATACAGCATTCACGGACAGCTACGTGAAGTCTGCGAACTGGTATGACGAGGAGGGAAAGCCATCAACCTTGCGAGAGGTTCTAGATGGTGTCCTCCGTCCGTTCTCCTTGCGCATAAAGCAGAAGGCCGGGAACATCTATATCTACGACCTTCACACCGTGTATTCCGAGACTGCATCCATGGTTACATGGGACGGAACCGATGCCATGGTCTCTGCCGATAAGATATATAATGACATCGAGATATCATGGTCTCCGTATGACTCTGCCACTCTGTTTGAGAGTGACTTCGAGATAGCTTCCAGTGCCACGGCATCCCAGACAATCCAGTTTCCTCAGAACGATGCCTTGACACCGGAGGGAAGTGAGGCTATCCTTGCACAGACCGGGCAATCTACGAAGAACCTTTCAAACACATGGTGGAACAATACGGTGACGCTGAACAGTCAGCAGGTCTACATCCTGAAGAACCGGGAAGGATTCAGCCTGGAAACCTACAATTCAGGGGAAGGTGTAACCCTTGGAGGAGGTGCGAAATTCTTCAAGGTTAAACCTCAGTACAGTGGTCAGGATGACGTGGGAGTACTGCTACGTATCGGTGCCTTCGACCTTAATGGTGGCTATGCGATATGGGGAAACAACCTCCGTGCCGGAATCTTCGGTTCCGTGAATCCGTACACTTCAGCCGGGAATGATGCTTTGACATTTGCCAGGTTCTACGTGCCTACCATACCAAACAGATCAGGATATTACCTGAAGCTGGAGGTGGATGCCCTGATAGATACCAGGGTCAATCCTTATGAGAGCTATACCTTGAGCCAGGGCGACCGCATTAATGTGACAGACCATGTCTATATTCCATACAACTTGAAGCTGGAGAGTGACGACGGCAATACCTATTTTTGGGATACATCGGCAGTCATGTCCTCTGCAGACAAAGAGGTGGCAATCGTATCACCATCGGCTGCATGGAAGCAGAGTGGTCAGCAGGGGAGGGTATTCTCAGCCTCCAACTATGCAGCAGCACTGCATTACACAAGCAACATTTCCGACCCTACCGAGGCAGATGCCAACCTGGGCTGGACTACCAATACCGTGATGATGGCAAGGCATTCATCTAATGTGTCGGACTCAGTCAAGGCTATGGGCAGTGGAGAGTTCATTCCTCTGCCTACTACTGGAGGATGGGTGACGCTGACCATTTCGGACATCATAGACTCTTCTGATACCAGAGGAAATTGGGAACACTATATAAACAACTACCTTGGCTGGCTGGCCATCAAGTCCGTGAAGGTTAAGATAGTAGACAAGTATGGACATGAATTGAAGAGCAGCGATATTGTCACTACTGCGACCCTGAACAAGTCA